TGTCTGCTTGAGACTGTCCATAGGCATTATAGAAAGCTTCATTACGTGCTTGCTCTTGAGCTAAAGACTGTGCAAACTGCTCTGGACTTCCTCCGTAACGATCAGTCATTAAACCTAGTCTACCTTGACCTAATAATCGTTCCTCTAAAGCAAGTCGCTGACGTTCTTCCTCAGGGCTTTGTATGGCCCTTAATTGCTCATATAAAGCCTTTTGTCTTTCAAGAGGGTCGCCACCTAGCTCATCTAGGAAACCGCCTGACATACCAAACAAACGATCCTGCATGGCCTGTTGTTCTGGAGATAGGGTCATATCAAACCCACCTTCAGCAGTACCTTGTACTCCGCCTAAGTTAGATGTGACACTAAAGGGTTGAAAGCGACTACCTTCAACCGCTTGCGTACCTAATGCTTGGCCTCTGCTTAGTATCTCTTTACCTAACGCTTCTTCAGCTTCTCGTTGTTTTTTTCCTAAACCATAAGAACCTAAACCTCCAAGAAGACCACCTGTAATGCCTTCCCAATCTATTCCTTCGCTTGTATTCTTTCCTGTAAGTCCGCCACCTAACATTAGTAACTCCCTCCGCTAATTGTACCTGATAGTGTTCCTGTGAGGCTACTTGCTGATAGTGTTGAAACAGTAACTACACCTGTGAATGTTGGCCCTGACAAGTCTGCTTTAGTTGCAATAGCTGTAGCGATAGAGTTAAACTCATCGTTTATTTCTGTACCTTTTACTATTTTACCTGCACTACCTGTTGGTAAATTATCTTTAGCCATAAAGTCTGTGGCTTTTGTATAATTACTCATTAAAAAAGTCTCCCTAATAATACGTTTATATCAATTTTTTGTATTGAAAATTCACTACCGCTAATTGTAGACTCTAAACCAACAGTGACTACGTTTCCATGTCCTGAACCGTGTACATTAGGTACTTGAGTTTGAGTACCTGCTGTGTATTCAGAAGTTGTAACATTGTATTCGCTTACACCATAATAAGCTATGTTTGGGTTAGTTCTTTTAGAGTTAAAAGTTTGTTTGTAATAGGAGTCTGAGTAATCATATCCCCAACTTAATACAGACTGTGCCTCTGCATCTCCAATGATTGTCATTTTAAACTTCTTAAGAAACTTAATGTTTGACGAGTTTCCAAAATCTAAAGGATTGCTAAAATAAGATAAAGGATAAGAAGAGACTGAATAAGTATACGTACCGCCAACAAGAGTACACAAGCCATCTACAAAACCTGTGTATTTGTATATGCCGCCTTGTCTTCCCATGTATATAAAGCCTTCCTGCGTTCTTGTATAACACAACGCAATAGGAGTTGTCCACGTAGTAACTCTGTGTGACCCATCAGGTAACGCCTGTCGCATATCAAAACAGTACGTTATGTTGCCTGTAGGTAAAGTTAAAAGATAGAAGGCTTCCTCTGGGCTATACAAGGACTTAACAGAAGATAGCGTAGAGTCTAGTATTCTTTCCTCGTTGACCTGCCGTACTAAGTCATTCCTGACGTTTCTGCTTATGTCTCTCATCGGCATAGACTTTTCTTGAATGACTCTACCAAAGCTACGCACACCTGCGTCAGACAGGAACACAATGTCAGTACCTGTGTGCTGTACAGAATCTCTAGCAACACAACCTACACCTTTGACAGTATCATGTAAAACCATTGTAGTAGGATTGTCTGCACCTGAATAAACAACAATAGACATCCTACCAAAAATAATAAGAAAGTTATTGTGTGCCGCAAGTGCTACAACTTCATCATAACCAGAAGGCCATACTGTTGTTAAGTCAATAGCACCTGTAGAACCACCATTCCAATCATTTCCATTAAGAAGGTCTGACCAGTATATAGTATGTTTATTGCCTGTGATGTCTGCTATCCATAAACGACCAAAAGCCGCTAATACTTCATTGGCTTGATAAGGAGCATCAACACTTCCTGCAATTAGAAGAGTAACTGTGTGACTGCTTCCTGATCCTGTTAAAGTCGGAGAAAAAGAGACTGCACCTGTTGTTTTATAAGTAAATTTAAAACCATCAGATGCATCGTTTAATGCTACAGTAAATAATAAATTACTATAATTAGAAGCACCTTGTATTGCAGTGACTTGTTCAGCAACACTAGTGTAGGATGCAGATGCTATACTAACTGTTGTAGTGCCGTCATTAACTACAAGTGTTGTCGTCTCTGAAGCTGTTGCTGTTGCATTGAATACCGAAACAATACCATTAGGGCCGTCAAAACCTGTAACTGATGTCAGCTTAACAAGTCCTTGGCTTCCAGAATCAGTGTAAACTAAAGGCTCATGTCCTGTCTGGTAAAAATAAACATGATCATTAAAGTTTACAATCTTCCACTTGTTATTATTTATAGTGTAACCTGATGGAGTTATGTCAGTTAAAGTACCAACGCCACTAAATATCTTATTGTTACCTGCTGAGAAAACAATCTTATCTCCGCTTTTATCTAAAGATTCAAAGATTGTCTCTACTTTTACAGTGTTTGTACCTACTGTAGAAGCCCCTGTAGTGTTCTCAGTTGAAGACAGCAATACTGAGCCTTTTCTAGCCCCTACTCGTCCTAGTTTATCAATAACACAGTTAGTTGCAATAGACGCATAGCTAGGGTCAAGACCCACAGGAGAGTCCTGCGTGTTGATACCTCCAAACGCAGGTGCATTAATTGTTACATTCTGTAGTTGTTGAGCCACTATACAGGTCTCCAAACAGTTTCTTCTGGATGTCGAGCTACGTCAAATGCAATCATGTCGCCTAGTGTTTGATCCGCTATGGCAAACAGTTCTGCTGATGATGTACCGCCAGTTTCCCCTCGCTCTCTTGAAGCTAAAGCAACAGCATAGTGTATCACAGGATTAGAAGGCACATGTAAAATTGCTGAATCTTCAACTAGTGTCTCTTTCTTATCTATAGTGTTGACACGTATAAAATAGTTATCATCTGGAATGGGATATAAATCAAGGATTGCCTCTCCATTATCATTAAAGCCATTCCAAGAATAATAAGCAGGAGAACCCTTAGCTGGAGGATTGTTTAGAAAAGCATTGTTCATCCAACTAGATGTCACAGGCTTTAAGAAATAATTAGATGTGTCATTTATAATATCAAGAATTTTAAGACTGATGTCAGAACCTTCAAGCTGATACCTAAAAATATCAGTTGTTGTGTCAATAGTAAAAGTAGTTCGTAAAGCTGACCAATCCCAAGAGTCCTCTACAATCCTTTTAGAATCATTTACAAACTCTCCTATTAACCTTGAATAGCTATTTTCTGACACAGACTGAATTGTATCGTCTTCTCTTAGCCTTCTTAGTACACTCTGTACAAGCTGTAAGTAAGTCATTAGATTGTGTATCCTTGCTTTGTTAATTGCATTATTTGTCTCTCTGTACGCCCTTAGCTTTCTCTACTGTTCTCATGGCTCCAAGACCTAACATACCTAAAAGAACAGGCATCATTTCAGATAGAGCAATTAAAGGTATTACTATTTCAGATTCAACCAAGGCTAGTATAAAGTTAGCCATAGGAATCAAGATAAAATTACCTGCCATGCCCATTGCACAAATCCAGCCTACTGCTGGCCGCCAACCCGCGACAAACATATTGTTATGTGCGGCTTCCACTTTGTTTACTTCAAGCTGTCCCTTGGCAAGCTCATGTGCGTGTCTTTCTGCCATTGTAGCTATGCGGTGAGCTAGTAAGTTTTTCTGATCTTTATTCTCTACAAACTTATCTAATAAACTTGAAATAGGCTCAATCAAAGAAGGAAGAATAGACATTATGCAGTTCTTTTCCACATGTATACAACAATGGAAGGCTGTATTACTGATACTGTGGCTGTAGAAGAAGTAACTGGCGCTGGAGAAGTAGCATGAGCCATATCGTCTCTATCAGAACTATCAGTAGTTCCATCACCTACAATTAAAGCTCCGCTAGTAGTTGGGTTTATTAAAGCACCACCTGAGCTTCCTGTTAAACCATAACCAGTGACAGGAATTACAGTGTCTACCGCAACGTCAACAGTCTTAGCGCCTATTGTTTCTTCCGCTGTGTCAAAGTCTGTGTCTTCGCTATCTAAACTTACAAGCGTTCTACCTTTTCCGAATCTTTCCCAAGTTCCACCAAAGAGTGTACTAGGAGGTGTAAAGTCCACAGAGATATAAACAGCACCTACAGGATAAGCCTGTAATGCTCCTGCAATCTCAACTACAGCATTCGTACTATCTTTAACGTACAGTTTTTTATCGGCAGTATTGACTGCTAACTCAGCACCAAAAGTAGTAGAGCCGTTACCTACTGCAAGATCAGAAGCAAGAGGAGCGCCAGTAATGTTTCTTGATTTAGTTAAAAGAATAGTCATATTTATTTCTTACCTAATAATTGTTGAACTGTATCTGTTTCGTAAATTCTAATACCTAGCCAGACAATAGTAAATAAACTAGCCAAGGGAGGTAACCAAGCGGCTAAAGAAAGAACCCCTGTTGAGGCCGCAATCACATCTACAGTTTGTTTACTTTGTTCGTCCAGCATAATAAGTTCCTTTTATTTGTCTGACATTGCTTGTGTTGTTTGATAACGGAAAAAGATTCCACCCATTCCGAATAGGATACTGGCTAACATGATAGTTTCAGCAGATAGGTTAAGCTGTAGGACGTAGACCTGTAGAGCTGCTAATGTAACACCAAAGACTTGCCACCTGTTACTACGACTACGCCAGAATTGTTTTACTCTGTCCATGATAATTCTACCCACTCTTGGTTGTCTTCATCCCACTCATGTACACCTTCCTCTGGATAGGGTACAGGTGAGTCCCATAAACAAGTGTCTTCGTTTAGTGTCCAGCTAGGATAAGGCTGTGGAGGTATGAAAGCATCACGCTCCTCATCGAATGTGTAGCCAATCCCTGCATAGTTCTTGCGGAAAGGAGTACCATCGTTAGCGTGAACACCACCACTAGTATTGTAGCTAGTGCGCTTTGCTCCGTAATACTCTTCCCAGTCCACCTCACCTTCGTCTTTCCCGACAAACACCTGAGTGACTATATTGTTATCTAATACTGCGTAATGTGCCATAGTGATTATCCAAAGGTTACTGTGTCAGATGAGCCAGCGGCTGTGATTGTAGTTTTTTTGTAGCCGCCAGATGTTGTAGTTGAAGAGGTAACACCAGCAGTAAACGTAGGTGTAACACTATCTGGATAAACTAAAATAATTATGCCTGAACCTCCAGCGGCACTAGCTTGAAAACCACTCCAGTAAGTGCCGCCACCGCCTCCTCCTCCTGTGTTTGTCGAGCCAGCGCCTGCCGCAACTAGATTCCTATAGGCTGAGTAACCGCCACCACCAGAGCCTCCATTACCCCTGTAGCCTCCCTGAAAAGTGCCGCCACCACCGCCTCCTGCAAGATAACCTAATGCCGAAAATGGACTGAGAGTTACGTTTCGACCTATTCCTCCATGACCACCATTGTCACTACCACCATTGCCTCCTACGGCTCCTGCACCACCGCCAGCACCAGCACCGTAGTAAGGGCTACTAGCACTAGCAATGCCGCCATTATTTCCTTGCCCAGATATTCCAGTGCCAGCAACCCCAGTACCCAAGGCTCCACATATAGCGCCACCGCCTGAACCACCATTACCGCCAGCCTGTAGGCTATAATAATTTGACCCCCCACCACCGCCTACAGACACTATGCTAGAAACAGTAGAGTTGCTACCACTCCCCCCCACAGCGGTACCATTTCCCACTGGCCCTCCAGCACCTACGGTAACCTGATAAGCTACTCCCTTTTCTACCTCAGTAGTGCTAGTAAGAAGTCCGCCAGCACCTCCTCCTCCTCCCGAATTTCTTGCCCCAGCACCACCACCAGCAACAACGACATAAGAAAGAGAGAACGGAGCCGCACCACCACGACCAACAGCCTTGCCGATAGAGAAGACACTTACATTAGCGCCAATCATGCAATTATCGCATGTATGCCAGTGGCAGTAGTACCAGTAGCCAGTACTCGCTTAACAGAACATACTAAGTAGAAGTTATCAGGAACAGCTATTGTGCGCGTAGTTCCATCTATATTATGAAATGATACGTTTCCTGCTCCTGTGATGTATAGGCCAATAGCTATGTTATTGGTTACGCCATCTGAACCGTCAGGAGGTGAAGCTAAAGTAGACTGTCTATATCTAGGACTAGTTCCTACGTTATCTGTACTATCAGAAGGAGTCACAGGAACCATGTCAGTTACGCTTCCGTTAAGTTCTTCTCTTTTCCTGTCTATAAATGGATTTGACATTTTAAAACCTCGTTAAATTAAGATGCGGACAATGCGCCTAACTGCCCAATGTGAAAATAAAAGTTACCAGATGTATTGCTAACTGGAGTAGCTTCTAATTGATTGTTTGCTTCGTCACCTGTCCATGTAAATGACGGATGGTTTGCGCTACCGCCTGTTATTAATCCATTTTTAGCAATCTCTGTCACATTAATTGCGTAAGAGTCAACACCGATTGTATACTTTGTTACAAGAAGAACATAAGAAGAAGTATTAGCGGCCGATAAACTGACAGGTGATGCGTTACTAGCAACAATATGCAATATGCCTGAGTAATTAAGAGAGTTACCGAATATAGAAGCTAAATCTACAACAGGAGTATTAGCGCCAGTAACAGGCAAGTTGTTTACGCGAGTTACATCAATAGGATTAAGAACTGCAACTGTACTTGCAATAGAACCAGTAAGTTTACAGCTATTAAGAGAAAGTTTATGATTTTCATCAACCCCTCCATTTGTTACTGAAATAGCACCTGTAACACTGTTTTCAGCATACCTGTTAATCTCAACATCAACAGAGCTTAAAAGGTCTGAAGAAGCATTAAACGTTAAATTTGGAGTGCCGCTTAATGTTCCAGATGCAGGGGGTGTAGTTGATCCTGCTGTTCTTGTGGTTTTAATAAAAGAGCTTCCGTCTCCGTTTACCTTAAGATAATAAACATTATATGTCGATCCGTTAACAGTATAATTGTTACCTACTACTGGCGTTCCAGAAGGCATAGTGAAAGAAAATTTATTTTGATTCTCTAACTCGCTACGTAACGAACCGTACCCCGAATTAGCTGAATTAGTAGCAGACGTAAAACAAGAATTTAATGTACATCTAGTTCCACTTATTAAAGCATCATCATCAAATGTTGTATTTGCTTCAAACAAAAAACCCGACCTTAAAGATGATTCAGCACCGCAACTATCAAAAGAAACACCTGCTGTATTTCTTACTCGATACCCATAACGACCAGTGGCATCAGCGCCACAGGCTGTAAAGTTACTGTAACTTACGTCTGAAATTAAGAAACCTTGTCCTGTGGTAGTAGTATTTAGCGCATAGCAGTTTTCTACGTTTAATGAAGTGTTGTAACCGCCACTAAAATCGAAACCTGTTACACCGCCCTTAGATCGACACTGAGTCATTGTCACCATAAAGCAACGATGAACGAGGAAACAGGAGGCTGTGAAGTTTTGGCTAAAAACTCTTTCAACAAGTATCTCACTTCCAGCGACAAGAGGGTCTCCGCCTTCTAGTTCAAGTCCAATCGCCACACGATTGTTTCCTAACACTTGAAAGTCTTTAAACGCGCAGTAAGTAGGGTTTAATGCTTGAATAGCTTGCCATTTCGCGGAGTCATCGTCATTGCCCACAAACCCTTCCGCACAATCAATAATAGTGTTATGAATTCCTTCACCCTGTAAGGTAACAGATGTTAATTTTTCATACTCGCCAGTTGTACGAATTACAATAGGTGACTTAATGTAGTATCGACCTTTTGGAAAGTAAATCACTCCACCTGTAATGTAGTCGCTTCCAGTATCTAAACTATCAATAGCCGCTTGAATTGCTGGTTGCCAGTCAATGCCGTTCTTCAAACTCTCAAAATCCTTTATGTTGATCTGAGCGCCTTGGATCATTCTGTTTGTTGCTTTTGTTAAAGCCATGTTATTTTCCTTATATTTTATTTAGCAAAATGCGTTCTTCTAAAGCAGTCACCCTTGCTTTTGTTAAAGACATTTTGTAATGCCCTGTAAATTATTTTTTAAATATTCCGTAGAACCAAAAGTTACCTAAGTCCATGTCAATATTATTAATATCTGTAGCATTGTTTGTGCCATCTAGATATAATCCTTGAGCATTAGTCTTTGTTATTAACGCTTTCATTCTAGGAGAAGGAGTAGAGTCAGTTACAATGTTTCCTGTAGCTGTGTCTAACCATTGAATTGCTACATCACCTTGACCTACTGTTTTAATTAAAGGCATGTAAGGATTAGCTATTTCACCACCGTCACTCCAAGGGCAAACGGTAATTGCCGCGCCTCTACAATAATCATGACTAAGCGTAAGCGTTCCATTTACATATGATACAAAAGTAGGATCAAGTAATTGCGCTGTTCCACTTATAAAGCTCCAAGCAGAACCAGTCCATTCCATAGTAAACGCGCCAGTAAAAGCAGAAGATGCAGATATTAATACTCGACTAAGACCTACCGATCCACCTACGCTAATGTTCATTTGATTAGCAAAAGTTTCATCAGGCCCAATTACCATGCTTATAACTTCACTGTATGTAGTATCAAAACCTAAGGTAATAGTTCCACCCACCGCCGTAGCATACGTTCCAAAGACACCAACAGGTTCGTGAGAAGCATCATTAATAAAGTCCCATTTAGTTCTGTCTGTGTCTCGCTGTCTGATAGTTCCAGCAACAATGCCAATTTCTGCATCAGGCAAATTGCCAGCAGTAGGAACGCCTGTCATTAATGGGCCATTTACTTTTGTTAAAGACATATTACTCTCCTAATTCGGGACGAGTAGCAGGGAACGCATCTGTAGAAGGCCACGCCCTAAGTGCTTCCCGATAAATTATATAAGCATCACGCTGTGGATGATCTGTTAAAGGCATGATGTAATCAGTAGAGGCTAGTTCTGAATCTCTCCACTGACGAGCAGTCTCTTCTGCTGTAGGCTCTGGGGGTGTAGGGTTAGGGTCTGTCCACTCTTCATAGTGTTCGAAGTTAGCCTCAACAAACTCTGCGTCTGCAACGATGGTATTTGTGATGTTACCGTCAGCATCTTTAATTATATATTTCATGTTTTTCCCCTTATGCTGGTAGGTACTGAATGATTACAATGCCGTTTCCGCCAGCACCGCCAACAACCCTGCTACCTTGATTCGTATTGTTACAGCCACCGCCACCTCCACCAATGCCGCCATTTCCGCCTATGCACATACCGCTTATACCACTTTCCAGTATTTGATGTTGTCCCCCTCCCGCTAAAAATCCCCCATTTCCATCAGGCGAATAATTCATTGGGGCATTTCTATAAGCGGAAATGTAATTAGTGTTTGAACTAAATGCTCTGCCGCCCAGACCACCGCAGATATAGCCATGACCCATAAGACTTTCTGGCCCTACAACGTCACAATCAGCGCCATGCATTTCATAAATAGACGTACCTACGGAATTTCCTGTACCAGTTATTCCTACAGCGCCTCCGCCATATTTTCCTCCTGCGCCACCAGTGTTATTAACATCGCCATTAGCGGCTGTGCCTCCTACACCATACGAAGTAGTAGCGCCTACTCCACCATTAGCTGTGAGCGTAGCACTTAGTCCTGTACCCGCTACGGTTGTGTTGCCTCCAGTTCCACCATTACCACCACCAGTAACCCCTCCTGCCCCTCCTGCACCTACAACAACTGTGAAGGAGCCAGAAGTAGTGACAGCTAAGGAGTTCTTTTTGCAGTATCCTCCAGCACCTCCACATCTCAGATAATTAGAAGATTCAGTACCATAACCACCACCTCCTGCGCCTACAACGTGGATACAAATGTTTCCGTCAACAGGAGGAACCCAAGTTTGTGAGTGTCCTAATACTATGTTTACTGGTAGTCCACCACCGCCACCACCTATGAAATCTGAAAAATTACTCATGCTATAATCCAACCTACTGTAGAGTTTGTGTATATAAATTGTATG